AGCTTTTTCTTGATCCAGTCTTTCTGATCGCGGGCTGTAAGCTGCGCCTTAAAGTCCTTTTCTGCATCCTCAGCCTGTTTCTTGTATTTCTGGATCTCTGCCTGCATTGTTTCCGGTGTACTGTCACCAAACTTTGCAAGCGTGTCATTTGCCGCTGTGAGCTGATTTGTGAGGGTATCACGTTCTGCTGTGAGATCCGCAACATTCTTAGTGAGTGTTGCGTTTTCCTGCTGTAAGGCTGTGGTGTCCTTACCATGCATCGCAAAAACGCTTTTTACCTGTTCATCTGTCAGTCCAAGTGCCGTTAATTCCTCTGTTTTCATAACAAAGTACCTCCTTATAACATTAGGCTTTTTAGGTCGTTGCCTTGACCTGTTATTTGCTATGGTTAGGCTCATAGCCGCCAATATGGAGCGCTATATATGATCGTTGCACATATACTTGCGCATAAGAGCCGCTGAGACGCGCTGTAACACCTCTTTGGCTTTAGTGGTGTAATTTTACGTCTAAACCCTTTAGGGCTTGTTGTGCGGCTTACTGTATCGCATTAAACGTGTATATTTTGCATTTTCTAATCTGTCATACTGTTTTTTCAGATTATTTTGTTTGCAAAAATCGTTATATGCTTTCATGTGCTTCTTGAGCTTTGATACCGCCTTATCGTAATCAGCTTGATATTTGTCCTTTTCGCTTTCGGGGCAATTTCTCAAAGCTGTATCTCTGCCTGTTACATCTGCCTTATCACGCCTTATGCGGCGCTCTAAAGCTCTTTGCTTCTGTGATAGATCATAGGCTTTTTTGTTTTCCTCCGAGTCGAATTTCTCATAGGGGTTAAAACCAAGAGTACCGGGACCGAAAGAATGACGGCAATTCCAGCCGCATAAACCCTCACCGCTGCCGTAGCCGCATACACTGAAATTGGGTAAACCTTTAGTCTGTCCTGTCCTGCTGTATAGTTTGGCTTGCCACCAAAAGTGATTACTGGGGTTATGCCCTCCATCACCGTATCGAGCGCCTAAGTGTCCAGATACCTGAATAATATCATAATCATTATCAATCATGCCCTGCAAAGATATATTGCCGCAAGCCTGCGCTGTTCCTGTCCTTACTGCTCTTAGCGTTGCTACCTCAATAGTATCTTTGTGATGTACATATTGACCGCTGGGGGCATCACCATATGTTACTACAAGCTGTGTTGTGCATAACTGATTTACCGCTTGTCTGACAGCTTCTTGATATGACGTAGCACCTGTTACTGTTTTCATGTGTGCCTCATCAAGCAGGCGTATAAAGCGCTGCTGTGAAGAATGAGCCGTTGTGCGTGTGAAATTATGGAAAGTGCCGTAGGTGCGTTGCATTGTATCTTGCATAATCTGTACCATACGGGGTAATTCATTGATAGGTACGGTCTTTTTTCCGTTTGCCTCATAGATTTTTCTATCCGCATCCCACGCTGTAATTCCTGCGTCCTCAAATATAGCTGCAATCTCCTTATCGGCTTTACCTGTCCATGTTGCAATTTTCTTTTGCACTGCTTCAAAGTGAGCGTTTGTCTCTTTGAGTAGTTCAACTTGCCAAATATCGCTTTGAGATAGCTGAAATGGATCTCCATGCCGTAGTCGAGCCATAAGCCGCTTGATTATATCCGTTGTGATAAAATCATTAAGCTCATCTATAAAGGGCTGCATTGTTTCTATCAGCTTATCAATTTCCTCCGGGGTAAGCACTATTCCTCACCGCCTCCGCTTGATAGCTGTTGCTGAAATAGCTGTTGCTCCATATCAGCCATTTGAGCCTCTGCTATCATAGCCTTTGCCTCTTGCTCTGACATTTTTTCAAACTTAGTAAAGTATAGCCACTTAGGAATCCACCCTTGCATAGCATATAAACGCCAGTTCGCCTTATCTTCCTCATAAGAATATGTGATATCTCCAAAAGCAAACGCCAGTTCATAAACACCAAGCGGCGAATAGTTCATTAGTGTAGCTAATTTATCTGCACCCTCAATAGCCTGTTCAATGGCTGTCTGGAGTGCATCCCTGTCATCTTTTATGGTCTGTATGGTATCACGGTCATCACTCTCAATTTGTGTCGCTGTCACCATGCCCCGTTGACCGTCAAGAACAAAAACACCCTCAGAAAAGCCACATTTTACACCTGCCATAGACAAATTGAAATTGATATCTCTCAATCTCTCATCTGTCAAAAGTGTTGCAGTATGTTCACGAATGGAGTTGTTACCGCTATCCTCAAGACCTATACCGAGTTCCTGTACAAATCGAGGGAGCTTGATACTACGCTTGTCAGCGCTGCGCTTTATCGTCTGCCCGATAAAGGTTATGTGTCTGCTGTCCTCTACTTCATCATCTTTACGGCTGATTCCTACGTCAATAGCTTTTAACTCTGTGATAGCGTTTGCAAATATCGAGACACCAAGCGGGGAGGTATCATCAATGGTATTAGAGCCGGGTACACGATAGTAAGCAAACAAAGGCTTGTCCAGTCCTCTGATAAACGTTTCCGGCTGTAGATGCCGCCACAACTTCACCTCTGTTAAGGGTATAGGCGTACCAAGTGTTGTATTACCACTTATATCTGTACCATTTCTGTAGGCTCTGTTTGTGACCTGATAGAGCGATTCGCCCTCAACATCAACAAATCTGTGATACTCAAGGCGTGTATATGTATTATTACCCTCTACCGCCTGCACCGCAAATATAGCGCCTGTGATCTCTTTATTACTGTTCACCTCAGTAACGCCAAAGCTACCCGGCATTACAAAATCCCAGCTCTGACCGTTAAAGCGTATCATCATACCGCCGAGCCTGTCAGCTTCACACACTTTTTCGGGTAGGCGCTTTATAAGGTCATCTGCTATTGTCTGCAAATATGCGGCTCTTGCTGATTCGCCGCTTACGCTGATGCCAATATCAAGCGTTGTCAGCTTTGCCCTTGTATCGGCTATGAACTTAGCCATATTAACAGTTTTGATACCATTTTCACGGTCCACCCAAGAGGGCTTGCCCTTTGAAATGTTATCCCATGCTGTTAAGGCATTTTGCATTTGTGGGCTTGATATGAGCTTTACGTTAAATTCGCGCCCTATATCAGATGCTGTTGATCCAAACACACCTCTCAACCTCCCAAACAGGCGCGTAAATACACTCATACTCTCACCGCCTTATATTTCAAACATTAACTCATCACGTAATATCGTGTAACAAAAGTACCTCAGCTCATCCATAGCGTGATCGTTTTCCTTGATAACTGCATCAACGCTTGTATCTTCTTTCCACGAATAAGCATCAAATTCAAGGAAAGTCGATTTACAGCTTGAATGAAATTTCAAAACGCCTGCATTTAGGTATTTTGTTACGGTCTGTATGCCGTTAAGCACGTCATTGATAGCTTTTCTTACGTCATATTCTCCGTATTTCAAGATCGTTTCCACCATAGCCGCTGCTGACGGATCTATGATTATACACTCAATAGGGTAATCACCTATTAACTTCTTGAGCATTTTATAGTATGCTTCATTGTCAACACGTTTTGCGCTACCGCCTCTGTAATACAGCTCTTTGATTTTAGTTGCTGTCTGCCCTATTGGGTCATAATCATAAAGACCTGCCGCAAAGGGGTTTACTGTTCCGTAGTCAATAGCCACAAAATACCTATGCCGTACATTGAATGCGGGCATATTGCTTATAACGTGCTTTTCCCTATCAAACATAGGATATACAAGCCCCTCAGCTCTTACCCACAACCCAAGAATATAACGCCGATAGAAAACACCTGTATACATATTTTCGTATCTGTTCTTTATATCCTCAGATAGGCTTTCATTATCGTTCATCGTGAAATGAAGATATAAAGCGTTTTTCTGCTTACGCTTCAATATCCACTCAAGATAAAACCAATGTGAGGGGTTTTCGGGGTTACAGTTAAACCAGAATTTAGATCCCATAACCGAGCAACGTGCCATAGCCTGCTCTACAAAGGACCTTGCCATAAGTGCAACCTCGTCAAAAAGTACACCTGCAAGGGTCATACCCTGTATAAGCGCATAGCTGCTCTCGTCCTTACCGCCGAAAAGGTAATACGTGTTAGTGTGACCGCCCGCCGATATAATCAGCTTGTTTTCAGTCCTGCGCTCCGTTATGGTGTAAATACCCTCTAACCACATAGGCAAATGCGCTACTACATTACGCCTTAGAGCCTCTATCGTCTTACCGCATATTGCAAAAGTTTGACCGTTAAAGCGGGTCATACTCCAGTTTATAAAGCCGATTGACATTGATAGGGTTTTACCTGATCTGATAGAGCCGTCACATATTATTGCATCATAATGTTTCAGATTCGGGCGATTCCACCATGTCAGTGTTATCATCTGACGTTTCCCGAATTTCTGGAATGTCATCCACGTCAACCTCCTCTGAGCTGCTTGCCTCTATCATCTCAAACAAGTTATTATCCTTATCATCTGCCTTAGCTACTCCCAGCTCTCCGATTAAATCGAGATATAAAGCAATAGCTTGTGTATTACCTATCTGAGCCGTTTTCACGAGAGCATCTGCAATCTGGAGTTTCTGTGTTAATTCCTCCTCTGGTACACCGAGCCTCTTGAGCCTGTTACGTACCCGCCCATCTTTGATAGGCAAGCCGGAATATAATAACAGCAAGTCAGCCATAGCCTGCCGCTTTTTTCGTGCCTCTGCACAAGCCTTACCGCCTGCGGACTGTATTGCGCGGGCTTCATCTTTGGGGCGATCCCCAAGGCTTACCAAGTTTTTATTTTGCGGCCTATACTTTTTTTCGCCCACGCCTTACACCTCCTCGCTGTCAGCGTGTAGCTTTAATTGGACTTGAAATCTTCATCAAAGAAAGAAATCTGCACACCGTACTGAGCCGCCGTATTTACAACAGGTGTATTATTCTTGCCTGTTGTTGCTTTTGCTTTGCCTTTTGCGGCTGCTGTAGCCCTGTCGGGTATATAGGTGTATGTATATCCGTATTTCTGCTGATGAGCTTTCAGCCATTTATCAACGGCATCGTTGTAGTCTTTGCCTTTGAGATAAGCGCCCTTAACGCCCTTTATGAATGCCTCAGCGTTAAAGTTCTTTCCCTTGTTAAAGATATAGTCACCTGCGTATTTTGCAGTTTCCGCACTTCTGCCGGCTTTTGTGCTACTTGCTGTTATACCGCTTGACCCCTCTAAAGCTGTTGATACCAAATCAGCACCTGAGAAATTAGGCCACCCGCCAGCCGGATGATTATGTATAACGTGTTCTCCCACATTACCATAAATTCCACCCGAGCCTCCTGTG